TGTCTGGTAAGGATGGGTACTTTATACGGCGGGCTGGTGATCTACGCTGGTGCCACACCAACTTCAGCGGTGACATCATCGCCTACCGCGTGGTAGAACCACCGAAGCCAGAAGTACAAATCCCCGAAGGCTTCACGCCTTGGGCTGGCGGTAGCGAATGTCCTGTTACCGCAGATACAGAGATCGACGTTGTTGTCCGAGACGGTTCAAAAGGTTCCTGCGCTGCTGGTGATTTGAAGTGGACTCATACAGGGCATGGGAACGACATCGTTGCCTACCGTGTCATCGAAGCACAAAAGTCGCAAACCGCCCGCGACATCCAGATCGGTGGCGACCACTACAAGAAATCAACCGTTCAACCTTGGGACGTGGTGGACACGTGGCCGATTGAGCAACAGATCGGATTCTACCGTGGCAACGCGCTGAAGTACGTCATGCGCATGGGCACCAAGGACGAGAACCTGCGCGAGATTCGCAAGGCTGCGCACTACCTGCAAAAGTTGGTTGAGGTGTTGGAACAGAAAGGTGGTGTGTGATGGAAATACTGTTTCTCATAGTTGGCGTGATCGGTGGTATCGTGGTTGGCTTTTTTCTCACGCTATGGTTCCATCGCAGCCTCAAGGTAGACGACATTGCACGCCTCTCATCCATCGAGTTGTTCGGATGGACGGTGGCCCGGAGCAATGGCCGTTGGGCTGTGCTCAAGGACAACGGGGGCGAGATGAAGGTGATCGGGACCACGCAGCCAACACTGCGCTTGGCCATCGACGCAGCCGTACAGATTGAACGCAAGGCGTAGCACGGCAGCGCATTGATGTGTGACGCACAGCAACGCACTTCAAAGAACCGCATAGCAACGCGGATTGCCGATTCAATGAGTCGGCTTTCCGAGTCGTTATGGACTCGAAAGCAATGCAACGCAGGGCACCGCACAGCAACGCACTTCAAAGAACAGCATAGCAACGCGGATTGCCGATTCAACTGAGTCGGTTTTCCGAGTCGTTATGGACTCAAACGCATGGTAGTGCAGCGCAACGCACTGCAGCGCACGGCAGTGCAACGCATAGCAACGCGGATCGGCCATTGACAACAGTGGTCTTTCCGAGTCGTTATGGACTCAAATGCAGAGTAGAGCAAAGCATGGCAGCGTAAAGCAGAGTAATGCAGGGCACAGCATAGCAACGCGGATCGGCCATTGGCAACAGTGGTCTTTCCGAGTCGTTATGGACTCAAATGCAGAGCAGCGCAATTCAGAGCAATGCAATTCACTGCAGAGCAGCTCAGAGCAACGCGGCAAGGATTCGTTCTTGCCAGGTCGCTTTGACCTGAACTCGGCCAGTAGTCATTGGCCGTTTTAACAAAAAAGGGAATTTGAAATGGCAATCCAACAAGTAAACATCAAGGTATCAGGCATAAATTACCTGTTGCAAAACAACCCACAGACGGTCGATCCATTCAACCGCTTCAGCAAGGCAATGAAGGCGATCACCAAGAAGAAAACCGGCAAGACCGAGGACGACTTGATTGAACTCGGCAACATCGAAACAGAATCGAAAATCTACTTCGATGACGAACTCAAGGTCTACGTTCCGACCCGCTGGTTGACGGAGGCTATTTGCACCGGGTCTTTCGCCGTCATCAAGGTTGGCAAGGACAAGATGCGCGGCGGAATTTTCGCTATGACCGACAAAGCCAAACTAAACCACAAAGGCATGGAGAAGGTAAAGACCATCAGCGATGTGGTTATGAATCCGATGTTCCGGCACCGCGCCCTGCTCCCGCAAGGCCAGGTTCGCATCCCAAAGGACTTTCCAATTTTCAAGGACTGGTCGTTTGAAACTGGCATCGAGTTTGACGACACCGTTGTGGATTTCGCAGGCTTGAAGCAGGTGGTTGAGCGCACCGCCAAATACGTTGGCTTCGGTGATTTCCGGCCCACGTTCGGGCGTGCAACTGCTGAGGTTAAAAATGTCTGAGCGCGATGTAAAGCGCGACTTTTTCTCAGCGCTGGAGAATCGCGGTCTGCTGGACTACGGCAGCGTGATCCCGACCACCGTGGTGCATGAACTGCTGGAGCTGAAATTTCCAGAAGTTGCGCCCAAATCAGTCTACGACCGGCTGGCTATGGTGGAACTTGCAGCCATCGACTACTGCCGCAACATTCTGCTGGGGCGTGGCAAGTACCTCGCAGGCACACGGGAGGGATACCGCATTCTTCTGCCCGGCGAGAACAAAACGCAGATTGACAACTACATGCAGAGCGCTGACCGCAAGCTATCCCGTGCCCTGAAACTCAGTCGCAACACGCCCGACGACAAGAAGGACACTGCCGACCAGACGCAGGCCCGTTTGCTGATGAAGCGAGAAGGGATGCGCAGGTACTCACAAGCATCTGCCGGAGCCTGACCATGGATGACGCAGACAACGCCCAGGACCACATCGAGCGCGAGCAACCGGCGTTGCTCCAGCAGCGCCAGCCGCCAGGACCGATACCGAACGGGCTGTGCCACTGGTGCGGCGAGCTGGTGCCGGATGAGGCCCGATGGTGTGACGCGGGTTGCCGCGAGCTATGGGAACAAGCGCGGCGGGCCTTTGTGAGAAACGGTAGGCGGTTGTGATCCTCACGCCCGACCAACAAGTGTCTAAAAATAAGTCGTTTATTCTTCGCTAAACAGATGCTATACTTTGCGTTACGCTGACTTAGCGGTTGACACAACGAAGGGGAATTTATGAAACGGTATCCGGTGGTTTTCTCAGCGCCGCAAGGTTGGGGCAAGACGACACATTCACAAGCGCTGATGAAGCAATACGGCTGCACGTCGGTCGTTGACAACTGGACCCCGGACATACCGCTGGTCAACGGGGCGATACATCTGACCAACATTCGGCCCACATCGACGTTCATGCGGCACATGCGGTCGCACCAGTTCAGAATGGTTGTGCAGGGCTGGCCAGCGATGAGGGGGATACCGACATGCGCGTGATCCTCTGGGGTAAGGTCGATCAGCGTCATCTTGACGACGCCGACCTCCTGGCTGGCATTACGCCTACCAGCTACGTGACCAACGGGGCCACGGTGCCGCCCGCAAGTAACCTACCCGTGGACGTGTACCCAATCTGTGACAAGCAGCCGGAAACGACACGGGAGCGGGCAAACCACTACACGCTGGTCCACAACGCCGCCGCATTGATCTGCGTTGGCAAGAACGACCACCTGGTTGAACTGGCCAAGCGATACGAGTTGCCGGTGTACGAGGTGGACGCATGAACGTGAAAATCAACAGCGAGGGCACCGTGGCCGTGGACCAGAACTACTACTGGGACGAGGACATGAGCCAGTGCCCGCGCAATGTCAAATGTCAGTTGCTAAGTATCGGTGGTGTGGCTTCATACGCCACCTACAACGGCAAAGACCCGTTCTGGATAGCCTGGGCACCGCTGCCTAAACGCCGACCCGTCGCACCAGCGCGACCTCTGCCTCGCGGCGGGCTACAAGCCCCTTGAGCACCTTTCCGCCACCACGGGTCCACTTCCTGAGTTCAGAGGGCACAGCGGCCCAATCCTGGGCGTTTACGCGCCTTCTGAGTGTACTGCCCCGCAGACGGCCTGCGCCCAGGTTGAACGTGAAGTCGATCAGCGCGGCCAGCTTGTAGGGGTCCGGCACGCCGGGGCATAGCCTGAGCACCGCAGGCAGGTAGACCCGTCTGACGGTCCACAGCAGCAGCGCCTCGGCACGCTCGCGGGTGATCGGCGGGTCGGTCAACTGCACGTTGGTGCCGTCCTCGTAGCGGGTGGCTCCATACCCGATGGTAGGGACACCGGCACTGCACAGGTACGGGCGCAAGCGCAGTCCCTCGAAGTAGCGAGCGAGTTTGGCTGCAACCTGTACCGCAAGGTCGTTCATTCCGCCAGTTTTTGCTTCAGCGCGTAGCCCATCAGCGGCCAGAGTTTTTGCACTGCGTTCTGGCGGGCGATCTTGCGTCCAAGTTCAGCGTCGAAATTTTCCGGGCTGGCACAGGCAGATTCGCCAGTGACGGTGAAGCCGTTGCGCAGCACCAGAACGCAGAAGGTCAGCAAGCGTAATTCGACGTGAGAACCTGTCAACCGAGTTAATTCGTCTTGCTCTGAAAACGCAGCATCGACGCCTTGCTGTGCCGTAAAGTAGTATTCACCAGAGATGTTCGCCTCGATGTCAGCAGGCGTGACACGCGGGGCTGTCAGACCTTTTGCCTGAATCTCTTGTTCAATTTGGTTGTCGCTCATTTCATTTTCTCCAGTTAAAAAATCATTTCCCGCGCTTGCTCAGTTGCCTGTCTGCCAGGTAGATGCCCAGGATGGCAGCCACAAGCTCACGGTCCCAGTCGCTCAGGGCGAACCCGTTGACGACGATCTGCCCGATGACGACCAGCATGGCCAGGGTAGCCAGCGCAGGTCGAATGGACCCGTTCCAGATGTCGAGCCACTTGATGCCTGTCACCTTGGTCGTGCTTTCGACCAACTTGGCCCAGGCGTCCGTCTCGATCTGCGTCAACGCGGCCTCGGCCTGTACCTCGATGGTCTTGACTCCGAGATCGGCCTGCACGCGGATAGCCTCAAGGTTGCGGGCGTGCTGCGCGGCGTCCAGCTCGGCCTGGAGCCGCAGACGCTCGACCTCATGTGAGTGGTCTTGCTTCTTGGTCATCCATGAGCTGACCTCACCAAAGATCATGCGAAAGGCTGATCCACCGAGAAACGAAAACAGCGCAGTAAACATCGTTTACCTTTGGATCAGATGTCGTATTCAACGTCGGTCAGCGCTGCCGTCACGCTCTCGACGTTGCCGTCCCGAAAGAACACATGCTGTCCCACCGACACATCGCCCCTGGCCTGATCTGTGCCGCCACCTGGTAGCTCGATAGTGGCCACGCCGTTGTCAACGCTGACGACGGTGCCCACCAGCAGCGGGCGTTGTGGCAGCAGGCCCAGGAGCCGTGCATAAGGGTTCTTAAACATCGCGAGTCTCCACACCGATTGATTGCCACACGTTTGCCGATCCTTGCACCACCACCTGCGTGCTGCGCACGATCCCACGCCGGGCGACAAGGCCGTCCACGTAGTCGATCATGTGACCAGGACGCAGCACACCTGTCTCTTGCAGCACGGGCAGGCGCAGGGTCACATGGGCCTGCATACCAACGTCTGACAGGATGGCGATACCACGCTGCCGTGCCGCAACGCCTTCGGTGATAAGCGGGTCGGTGACAAGCTGCGCGAGCACGTCGCCAGCGGACCCCTCGCGGGTGATACGGCCCATGACTCCGACACTCTGGCCTGCAACGTAGACCCGGTTGTAGCGGGCCTTGTCCACCCACTCGGTCCCCTCTTGGGTTACGACGCTGGCAGGAAGCGAGAAGTCCGGGGTGGCGGTCGCCCAGTTCCACGGTTTGACCGGGTAGCGGTGCTTGACCGTGAAGCTCTTGGCTGACGGATGAGGCAGCAGGAAGCCGCCTGCAGCGCCCGCAATGGTGTTCAGCGCGGAGATGTAGGTGCCCTGGTGGTTGAACACCCCAGCCGGGACAAGCCAGTCCTCCAGCTCCCAGTTGATCGTCCAGTCGAGCGGGATGTTGTTGACCGTGAGCACGTCAGCCATCAACTGCTGCGCCGTGCGCTCTTGGATGTTGCCGAAGCTCTGTGTAGCTGCGTAGGGTGCGTCCAGTGATGCGTTGATCCCACGACCGGACACGCTGATGCTCGTCTGCCCGAACGCCCGGCTGCGAGACACCGACTCGGCCAGCACACGAAACTCAGTGCCGTTGACAAACGCCCGAAGCTCGGTGATCTCAGAGTTGGTGGGCTTGACCAGGTTGAGGGCGACGTTGGGCAGCGATGCGTTGAAGCTCCAGGTCCATGAGTCAACATCGAGGGACAGCGACATGCTGAACACCGGCACGGGTTCGTCATCTGACGCACGAAACAGACTGACACTATTTAGCACAATGTAAACCCTCTTGACTGGCACCACCACCGTCTCGCCCGGTGGGAACGGTGTGTAATTGTCGCAAATAAATAGCAGATCGCCAAGGCCCGTCCATTGATCGCTAAATACCAGATTTGGATTCGGCGTGTAGCAAGTGGGCGGAGGTGGGATCACAGGTGGGAGGATGACCGTGATACCCGGTGGTGGCGGCACGCCGTCCTGAAACCATGTCGTTTTGCCCACCAAAAACGGTGTGGCCGACTGCATCCTGGTCGAGCGCAGGAAGCCCAGCGGTTTGGCCTCTTGGTAGCGTGTGGTACGAGATGCCCGCTTCTGGTGGTCGCCGTCTTGATGCTTGAATTGCGTGTTGGTGCGAACCGGGGTGGCGTTCTGAAATAGACCTGTCAGCCCGAGCCGATCACGGGTGGCATCCTGGTGGGAGACACCCGTTATCTCAGACAACCTTGTGCCATCCTCGAACACCGCCACCGTGCGCACAGGCATCGGAACCAGCGTGGATGGCATGGGCTGGGCGACCACCTCCGGCGCGGCCAGGGCACGCTCCCAGAACGCAGCCCAGCCTTCTGGTGCGCTCGTCGCGTTCTGGTGCCGTACACCAGCGCCAGCCTCATACGGAGATGCGCTCTGCCACGGTGCGCCTGTCTGCCCCACTGTTGGGCGAGCGGTGTTGCTTGAGTACACAGCCTCCAGCGCTGCGGTCAAAGGCTCAAACGAGCCTGTTATCGTCATCCGCACGGTGGGTGCGATGAGCAACGACACAGCGAGAGGTTCAAACGTCCCGGTGATCTGCGCGTTCCCTATCTTGCCGATCAGGGCTGAAACACTCAGCGGCGCAAAGGCACCTGTTATCACCGCCGTGCTCGATCTGGTGATCTGAAACGAAGCAGCGAGCGGATGAAACGATCCGGTGATTTCCGCGTTACGACTTGGCAACGCGAGGAACGAAGCGGCAAGAGGCTGAAACGATCCGTTTATCTGTGCGAGGCTGCTGCCCGCATCCATCTCGCCAAATACAAGATCGCCCGATGTTGCAGGCTCTTGTGAAAAGACGAGATCAAAATCGCTCATTGCAAGACGGCAGACACCAGGGCCACCAAGCCGCCAGCAAACAGATCAACCTCAGACAGCTCGCACTCGGCACCACTGGCCACGGCCCCAGCGTCCATGTCGAACGCAGTGTCGCCGTTTCTGTTCACTACCGTGACCCACGTGGCCGTACCTGTGTTGGCGATCAGCCCGGCGTCTGCTGGTGACAGAGACAATACACCTGCCGACACAGCACCCGCTGGGTTTTCCAGCGGGATTTCGACAAGCATGGGTGTTCCAGGGGCATCGTTTACACTTACTCGGCGTGTACCACCGTACACACGGACTGCGGCAGTGCCAGAGCCGGTGTTCAGGAACGTCAAGCGTCCTGACAGTGCAGCCTCACGGCAGGATGTTGTTTCAGAAATCATGGGTGGTCCTTATCTTGTTGCGGCAAGGTTGTCGGCAGCTACTGCGCGGAACGTGTGCGTGTGGTCCAGAGCGAGCGCGGTGTAAACCTCGCCCAAGTCAAGCCCTTGGAACAGATACACGCCGGTCACAGCGTCGCTCCAGGTTTCGGCAACCAGTTGCCCGCTACGGTCGTGATACAGCCGCACCTTACGATCCAGCGGTAAGTTGTTCGGCAATGCCTTCTTTTTCACCGTGCCAGTGATCTGACCTGGACCTGAGTACAGGTTCTCAAACAACGGTAGCCGGTCCAGGGCGTCTGGATAGACGACCGCACCCGGTGGATCAACCGCACCAGGCGGTGTGCTGTCGAGCCTACCAAGCAGGCCTGTGAACCCCCTTGCGGTAATTTCGATAGCCAGCGCGGCGCGACATGCGGCTTCTAGCGAAACGAGTTCGGCTTGGGTCGCAGCTCCATCCCAGATGCCCAACGCGGCGAGGTTGTCGGTTGTCTGGAATGTGTAGGATGCGTTAGAGCCTGATCCAACCCGGTCAACGGACGGAGGCATCTTGTCAACCAGCGTCCCACCGAGCTGAACGCCATCGATATACATGACGGCGTCAAGTCCAGTTTTTACAATGCTCAGAAACTGGAAACTGGACGAAAATGCGGCTGCACCGAATGCCGTGCCTCCGCCTGCGGCTTTTGCAGTGGCCCACACGTTGCCATAGTTGGCTTCGTGGTCAAACACAAACCCCCCGCTGCCTGTGTCAGACAGCACAGTGATCCCCGGACCACTGTTGGTGTCCCGAACAAACGCGCAGATCGTGCAGTTTGTCGGCAGCGAGACTGCACTACCATACGACATGGCAGCGCCATTCCCGCGTGCTGAATACACCAACCCGTCGTCTGTGACAGCAAGTGAATCTGTTGCAGTGATGTGGTTGGTGCCGATACGATCCAGCAGTTGCGCACCGCTGACATTTCCAGCGTCATGCACTGCTACAGGGGTCAGACCCACAACTGTAGTCCACCAAGTCATATCACCACCACGGGCCGGTAATGTCGAACGCCATCATCGCCGTCCGTGACCAATTGGAATCGCCATGCGCGACCTTCACCATTGCAAATGTGCGACCAGGATACCCGGCTACCCCAGTTACGGTTTCAAGGTGTTCAAGGCCGGGGCTGTCGTTGTGAATCCAGAACATGCCCGGCATTTGCCCGCGAATATGGGTTCCTTCTTTCAGGAACACAGGTGACAAGATCAGGCCGTAGTCCGGGCCATTCGGCCACGACACACCCGTACTGTAGCCTGACACGATTTGCGCGTTGTTGGTGTTCAGGCTGATGAAGGATGGATTCACATTCGCGCCGACTTGCAGATATGGACGCATAACAATCTTGCCTGTTCCATCCAGAGTACGTGCAAAGCGAGCACTGAAGTCAGATGAAACATATGTCGCCGGGTCAACCGAAGATGGTGAGACATTTGCGGCAACGTATGCAGAGGTAGCACACAGGATCGTGTTGAATTGATCGTTCTGCCGAAAACTGGCAAAGTCTGTGAAGCATTTTCCGCCGAGTCCACCGCCGTCAATACTTTCGACGAACAGATAAAACCCTCTGTCATCACCGATCAAACACCATCCGCGATTGGCCGTTGCCGGTGACGATGTATCCGGTTCGTTGTTTGCATATTTCGCGTAGTACCATTTGTACCACCCGTTGTACGCAGTCGCTCCCGAACCCGTGCCAACCTCGTTTTTGGTCGGGGCCAGCGGGTCGTAGGGTGCCCGTGCACCGACGAACGTGTCGATGTCGCTCATGCCCTCGGCCATCGTTACCTTAGCAAACTTTGCGTAGTTGGTGGTCCAGGCTGGATCAAGACCGTCGTCAACCCGCAGGTAGGGCTTGTTGCTCGACGCATTCAGGCTGCGGTACGCACGCTTGTTGGTCCCGGTGAACGCGATCTCCCACCCCAGCGGTGCAGTCTTGGCGCTGATGGTGCCGGTTGCAGGACTTGCAGGGCTACCGCTCACCGCATAGGTGAGCGTGGTCCCGGTGACTTCCAGCGCTGTAAAGTCCCCGTTGTACTCGCTTTGCGTGGCCCCGGAAATACGCACAACTTGACCAGCACGGTACAGGTGCCCTCCACTTATGAGTACGGTGGCGATACCTCCGGTGGAAGTGATGCTATTAACCGTCTTGAGGTGGAAGCCGTCAACCAGGCAGGCATCCAGCAACGCGGTCATCGCACCCCAAGCGTTCGTCAGTTGGGGTGCCCCTGGCATGTCATGCGACAAAAGTTTTATAGGTGCAGTCATGGTGTGTTCACGTCCCCGCGAATGAGTAAAGTAAAGGAATCGTCAGGTACAGTTTCTGGCCCTTGCTGTACTGTACGAACAACCCAGATGGGAAATTCAGCGCCGATTGTGTTGAACCGAAGCACGTTGCCTGCCGACCAACCGCCCTGACCCCACCCAAGTGCAGGGATGGTGAAATATGCAACATTGGTTGCCGGGTTGATCGGAGCACAAGAGGCGTTGACCGATCCGTTGGTGACTACCACACCGACGTTTTCTCCGACGACGGTAAATGTTGTCGTACCGTTGAACACTACAGCCCAGCGCTCAGTGCGTGCACCACGGTTGGTGACTGCAATCGGATACTGCGCGGCGTTGAACGTGCCGGTGGCAGGTGATCCTGAAACGACATCCGCGTATGCCCCGTTCCAGGTGGCCTGGTCGAACAGTACAGAAACGCGGGCGAACATATCACCGTTGCCACCTGCGATCAGAGCGCTGGAAACGTAGCTACCGGGCACAGGGTAGTCGTGCGTGAGCTGGCGTGTGAAACTGATCTCGCCGTTGATCTGCGTCTCACGCACGATGGCCATGTCCTCGATGCGATGCTGGATGGTCACAGGCTGCGAGTACCCGGACACGTTGGTAAACGTCACAGTGCCAGCCTCAAGGTCTGCGGTGTACCCGGTGTTTATCACCACACCGTCGTTTCCAATCACACGCACGCGAGACAACCTCACACGTGCGCAGTCAATGACCTGAGCGTTGGATACCGTGGCCGTTATCTCGCCAGTGTGACCAACCACAGCGAAACCACCGGGTCGGAAAATGGGAACACGCCCGTCGCTTGGCAAGCGCACCGGGTCAATACCAAGGATGTCAGCGTCCAGCGGTAGGTAGCTGTAGGAGACTGCGTTGTAGCGCAGGGAGTTTAGCTGAACCAGATCGAGTTCAACCAGCGTAACGCCTGGTATGTTCAGGTGGCTCAAATCAACTGTAGCGCCGAACCCTACCTGTCCGGTGACGAAGTACAACTCAACAAGACCGAACTCGTAGTCAATTATTCCTTTGACACGATCACCGTCGATCTTCCCGTCTGCATCTGACGTTACGCTGAACGTTGAACCGTCGTCCATCGCTCCTGACACCGTGAAACTTGACGGACGAACTGGAACAGATGCGACACGGAAAAACGAACTAAAAGCCTTGAATGGAGACGACGTACTCGCCGTGGGTGGTACGAAAACGGAACTGACCTCGCTAGCTAACGACGCGCACCCAGAAGGCCACGATGTTACGACGACATTCCCGGTCGCCTTCGTAACATACCCTGCTTGCGTCCCTCCCCCTGTGGTGGGGCTAACGTCGTACACCAGACTATCGTTGCTCGTTTGCACGTAGTTCTTACCACCGAGCGTAAATCTGAGGCTCCCGGTATCGCTGTCTATTTTGGTCGGAACTTTCATCGAGTAATCGTTTACTGTCACATCGAACGACCTGGTATCAATAGCTGCAGCACTAAAACTAACGTCAACCGTCGTGCTCGTTACGTTTATGAACCTGGACACCTTCTCCAAGCCAGATAGCCATCCTGCGGAGCACATGAGCTGTCCGTCAGATGTGTATGCGTACCCAACAGGGCCATTCGGATCACGGTAATAGTCGGTGCTAGGATAGAACGTATTTTCAGTTGTGCCCGTGATGTTTATAGTCCCTGTCGCATGATCTATTGTCCCTATAACATAGCTTAAATATCTAGGGGGCGGGGGTAAGATACCTTCTCCAAGTTCAGCCCAGCTATCAGTCACCCACAAATATCCGTTAAAGTCGTAAACCTTGAACGTAGCGCTCTTTGTTTCCGTTCCGGCAGGTATTGGTGGCCACCCTAAGCGTATTAGACTTTCATCCCACGTGTACTCGATTTCAACATTAACGTAAAACGATACCGAGCCTTCTGCGATCCCTGTCGCACCAAGATAGCCATTTGACACTGAAACACCACTTGCTGTCTGACGACCTGACGACGAAAAAGCAACGGTAAAAACAGTACCCGCTGGAGGAAGCTGGTTCGGAGAAATCTCAAGAAGTCCGTCACTATAGTAAACACGACCCGTGGCGTCACCTGTTAGGTTTCCGTTAATATCCGTAGCCGTCTTATTTCCGCCGTTCGACCACGAAACAGAAACTGTACCCTGCCTGAACACATCAACCCCTGGGGTTGATGTGGCGTCTCCGTCACTATTCACGGTGGCATACAAATTGATTAGCCCGCCAATTTGCGCTACCGGAATCAGCTTGTCAGAGAAACTGGAAAATAAAATTGCGCTACCTACGTCAGGTAGCGCACCAAGAGTGATTACTGCCGTTCCAGTAGTGTAGTTAATCGTCCCGATGCCAAACGCACTGTCGTTACCCTTAATGACCCCACCTCCGTCGTCTCGCAAGGTGTACCACCGGCCTTGCGCTAGGTAGTTGACAGCCAGAGAACCTGGTGCCGGTATGTTGCCGAATGTGAAAACGTAACTCAGCGAGCGGTTTTCTGCCGTAATTCTGATGATCGCCTGTTCAGCTATCGCGTCAGGTGTCGCCGCTGGTGTGAACGTGACCGTATGTGATCCACCACCTGTACCAAACACGTTCTCATAAAGAGTCACAATCCCGCTGTTGTAGTCAACGGTTCCGACCTGATTGCCTGCGTTCTCCAGAACGCCGCCCTTATCAGTGAGCGTTACTCCGCTTCTGACAATCGACAACGATCCGGGATATATTGGACCGCCGACGTGCAACGACTGCGTTGTAGTGAATGCCAATGTCAGCGTCTGGGTCAATGCAGACCCAGACGCCACCAATGCAGCCGAAAGCCCGTTCGTCTTGACATCGCTGATCGGTGTTTCTGTCTGAGCACTCGGCACCAACTGTGTGAAGATCGATTCGGCATTGATTGTGAAATCACCAAGCGCTGCCTGGACGGACAGAGGAACGACGCCTACATACGTTCCGGCATCGGCTACTGTGGTTTCTCGTATCTTGGTGCTGTTTGTCGCTCGCGTAAATGACTTTTTGGCGGGTGATCCAATGAAGTCTGTTCGCAATGCGTCGGATATTTCCATCGTAACTACCTTAGCCTCATAGTCCGATGACGAAGCGTCGTCATAAAACGTCCGTACCTCGCTTGATATGGATGTAGCCCGGACATACTGGGTTACTTCAGACACCAGACCTTCGTTATACGTGAGAACGATGGTCTGACCAACCACCGGCAGATCGGCAGCGGGACGTTGGAAAATCTGAATTACCCGCTGGCCAGCGATGTGGTTCTCGTACAAGAAGCCCTCATACTCTGGCCCTTTATTCAGGTAGCTCTCGACACGTGTGGCAGCTTGGGACCGCGTATCGAACACGGACTCGGTGCTGAACATCGTCACGCTCACGCGAGGGTCTTGCGGTGGTTCAGCGACGATCACATTCGCCCCGAAATAGGTGTCGGTGTCGTCCGTGTGGACCGATGCGAAAACCTTGCGCATGGACACCTGCCCGCCTGCACGAGCTACTTCTGAGATGTCAGGGAAAATCGCGTTCGATACCCCGTCTACGATTGCATTTCCTGTTGGGGCACCACCGCCCTCTGGTACGTCTGCCATCACCGCAGACTTGAGCAACTTAACGTCGCCGGATAGGATGGCCATCTGGACTCCGATTGTTTACATTTCCATGAAGCGAAAGGTCGCTAAATACCAGTCGCCTGATTGCACGTCGCTGCGGTGTACCCACGGGCGAGCATCAATCGCAGCGCCGTCGTGGTGCCTGAAGATCACCGTGCGCGATTCGCCCCGCAGTGTAAGAGTCATCTGCTGTCCGGGTACTGCGGCCCAATTTCGCAACTGCTCAAGATCAGTCAGTTCCGTGGCCCCGCTGGAGTCATCCTCCGGTCGTAGCGTGATAGGTCTGCCTGCAACACGCTCGGCCACCTGGACCACAAGCGCACCAGTGATGGTGCGCTCGCTTGTTTGCTCAACTGGATGCCAGTTGTTTTCGTCCTCCCAAAACAAGTCTGGGTTGAGTTGGACTGTGGTCAAACCAACAGATAAGGAAATGGTCATACTGCTACCCTCGATGATGTTTCTATTTCTTTAAGCAAGTTCTGGATTGTCGCGGCACCTGCTGGGTCGGTGTTGATCCGTCGCGTCGTCCCGTTCATGTTGATGTTGACAACAGATGGTCGGTCAGCCGTACTCAAGCCGCTCGATTTGCCCAGTTCACCCGTGCCGCCATTGGCGAGCGCATTGGCCTTACCAGCCGATTGTGCAGCGTTGTCGAGGATGATCTTCTCTATTGCCTCATTCAGTGCGACTGACCACGATTTTCCAGTTCTCTGCCATCCCTGCTGCGATCCATCGGGACCAATGAACTGGTTGGCAATCTGCAGCGCCTGCCCTTCATCCAACCCACGACCTTTTGCTTGCTCAAACACGCCAGCCTTCGTCGGGACGCCGATGATGATCCGATTGCCGTCCTTATCGACCCTGAATCCCTCCTTGTCCACACCCTGACGCTTGCGCTCAAGCTCGGCGGCTCGCTCCAGCAGCTCGATTTCTTTTTCTTGTGCGGCAATACTGCGCTCCCGTTCCGCGTTCTGAGCCTCCAGAGCCGCTGTAGCAGCGAGCGCAGACCGTTGGAACGCATCCATGTACCCACGGGCGTTGTCGATTGCCTTGGACCCCTTGCCCATCGTCTCGACGGTGACTTTGCCCGTCTCATCAATAGCCAGCGTCAACCCCCTGGTCGCACCTTGGGCTTCCAACAGCGACTTTACCGTCTCCCGGCCAATGTCTCCTGCGGCATCAACGGCGGATTGTGCGTACTGCTCAAACGCTTGCTTGAGCTGAGACGTGCTCGCCAGCCCGTCCTGGCTGATCTTCTCCCAGGCAGCGGCATTCTTATCTGCAATCTGCTGCAACTCCTGGGGTGTCTTGATACCGAGTTGGTGGTACGCCTCCGTCAAACTATCGACTGCAGCCTTAGAGTTTTTCAAACCCTTGATCTGCTCGTCAATGCTCTTGATACTGTCCTTGCGGGCAAGCAGCAACTGTTCCTCGACATCGAGCAACTTGCGCTTGGCTTCGTTCTCGTCGGTATTGGCCGTAAGTTCCTTGCGCTTCGCGTTGATGATCGTCAGACCCGCCTCGATCTCGGCAGCGATCAACTGCTTCCTGCGCTCAAGAATCCCGATGTTCTCGCTCTTGATCTGGTTTTCGAGTTTGGTGACGTCGTTCACCCGACCCTGCTGCTTCGCCTCGTCCAGCATCACTTCCATGTGCTTGACCCGAGACGCAGATTGAGCATCTTTCACGGCGATGGAAGCAGAAGTCTGTTTCAGTTCCACTTCTGTATCACGTATAACGTCTTTAAGCGCGTCCTTATACAGACCAGCGGCGGCGGCAACGTCGATCTCAGCTTTCTGAATCTGCGCAAGCGAAGCGACACCAGATTTGCTCAAAATGTCCAGTTTGCTCTGTGCGTCTTGGTACGCTTGACCAAGCGCATCAACCCTCCCGCTGTTGTCTTTCAGTGAGTCAGCTACAAGTTTTCTGGCTGCGACTTCAACCTCCGCCTGCCGTATAGTCTCCCTCTGTTCCTCGGCCTCTGCTTTGCGTTTCTTAGCCAATTCCTCCAGCTTGTCGATCTGTTCTTTCTGCCCCGGTGTCAGCTTACCGTTCGCATCTCGAACCTGATCTATAACTTCGATTTGCTTTTTGGTGTTCTCTACGAACTTTTCCTTGGCTTCGAGTTCCTTTTTCGTGGCTTCAAGGATTTCTTCGGATGCCTTCTGCAGGCTGCGTAAACTTGTCGCGTCCTCACCTTGAATTTTTATCAGGTCTTGCACTGCCGCATATTTCTGCTGAGATGCTTTCACCTCGGCCCCTGCCGACGCAATAGCAAGTTCAGATAATTTCACTGCATTGGCCGCAGCAGCAGCGGCCTTAGCGCTGGCAATGTCCTGCTCATTGGCAGCTATCCGACGCTGTTCAGCAGCCTTTCGTTCAGCCTCAGCCAACGCGGCAATCTTTTTCTCGTTCTCTCCGAGAACCTTGCCCCAGCCAAACATCTTGGCAGCAGTTTCACCGATTGCAGTCCCTGCTTCTTTTGCGTACAGAGCCAGGGCGATCAGAGCGCCTATCGGTCCACCGAGAAAGCCAACCAAACGAGTTGACGCGGCACCAAGCAGACCTATTGCCCCGACAAGCCGACCTTTCGAGGCCGTTGCAGAATCTGCGGCTGCTCCGGCCTTTTGCACTGCGCCTGCCCCACCTACTATCGCGGGAGTGCTGGACGCAAGCGCGGTGCCAACAGCAGTCCACGCGGCGGCATTCTGCGCTTTTGCAGCCGTACTCAACCCGGTAGCTGCGGTGTTTGCCGTTAAAGCCGTAGTGTTTGCGTTGGTCGCAACTGTGTCTTTATCAACCGCTGCCGCCTTGGTGGTGATGTCAACCGCAGCCTTCGATGCGGCATTGCCAAGTCCTAAAAACGAAGTGGCCAGTTCAACGACTTTCAAAATCGCAAACCTAGCAACCAGCAACTCGACGGCCTTGACAACAAAACCGATGCGCTCGGCCACAAAGTCGAACGCCTGGCCCAACTTCGTGAACACAGTAGTCTCAGACGCAGCCTGGGCCGTTTTTACGATGGCGTTTACAAGGCGATTCCACCCTTGTATGAACCCCTCGACCTTCTTTTCTCCAGAGGTGAATGTCTCGTTAAGACCTTTTTCAAACGCAGGGAAAAATACCTTCGTGGCCAGAGAACCGGACTCAACCATCTTTACCAGTTCTTCTTGCGTAACCCCCATGCCTTTGGCGGCAATGGACAGAGCACCAGGGAGACGGTCGCCTAACTGCTGTCGCAACTCTTCCATCGACACGACACCCTTCGATGCCATCTGACCAAGAGCCTCAAGCGTTCCGGTAACGTTATCCCCACTAAGCCCAAGCTGACCGGCGGCTTTCGACACCGCGACAAATAGTGCATTTGCGTTCTGGAGTGAAATGCCAGAACTGTTTGCAGCGGCACTGAACCGGATGAACCCGTCCGACAAGTCGCGGATCGAAAGCCCCGAGTTGTCTGCGGTCTCACGTAAGAAGGCGAACTGTTTTGCAGCAAGCCCGCTATCCCCGTACACCTGCCCCAACGCCTTCGATAACCGCTGGGCCTCAAGGTTGACCGTGAAAAATTCAACGCTCAAGTCCTTGACCTTCTGCACCAGATAACCGACCGCATCCGCAACCAGGTTGCCCGCTGCGATCTGACCCAAGGCACCAGAGAACAACTTGGCCGTCTTGTCGCCAAGCGTCATGGTGCCATTCAACTCACGCAGGTCACGCTCCAAGGCGTTGACCTTAGCGTTGCCTGCGTCGAACGCACCCTTGAGTGTAGTTCCTGTGGCCGCGCTCTCAGAAGCAAGCGTTTCCATCGCTGCTTTGGTCTTGGCGATTTCCGCTTCCAGTTCCTGCGCGGACCGCACCCCAACCGTCTTGAAGGCATCCTGAATCTTTAAACTGGATGCTTCGGCTGCTGCAGCCATCTCTTTGACTGCCGTTTCGCCCTTTGCTATGGCAGCAGCGTGCTCGTTCACCGCCGTGACGCCACGGTTGAAAACGGCGATCAGGTTTCCTTCGGCAGCGGTCAGGTCGTCGGTAGCAACCCCTAGCTTGTTTGCTTGTTCGACGGCGCTGTTCAGCGCCGTGCGCTTCTCGTTGGTGGCCTGGACTGCTGTGTTGGCAGCCGCCGACTCGCGCTCGTACTCCTTAGTCAGCTTCGACACCGACGACTGGGCTTCGTTGTACTCAGCGTTCGCCGCTTTCTGCGCATCACGCAGGTCGATTATTTCCTTCTTGGCCTCGGCTTGCTTGTCCGTCAGTTCCTTGAACTTAGTCTTGTACTCATCGGTTTTCTTACCTGCAGCGTCGAACTCAGATCGCAGTTTAATGATCTCTGCGGTGTAATCGACGCTGGCTTTCTTGGCCTCGTTGACGGCATCCTTGGCCTCAATCTGCTTCTGTGCCGCAGCCGCAGCCGATTGCTTGAGTGCATCGAGCCTTGTGGCCAGCTCCTGTGCCTTCTGTGCTGCAGCCTCCTGATCTTGGGCCAACTTGTCAGTCTGCTCGGCCAGGGTCTTGACCGTTTGCAGCGCGGTGTTCTGCTCCCCCAAGCGTGTGATCTGATCCGCGAGTTTCTGGAACTCCGGCCCCGCAGATGTGCCAGCCCCAGCCAACGAACTGATGGCCGTCTGGAGTTGCCTGATCCCTTCTTCCCCCAGCGTGTCAACGGTGAGGGTTAGGGTTACGTCACGGGAGCCTGAACCTGTTGCCATACTGCAATACCTACTCTGAAAAAAGAAAACCCGCCATGCTTTGTAGGCGTGGCGGGTTCATGGCTGCGGGTAATACCCGCCACGCCTTAGCCGTTTGTTTAAGCCGTGCGCAGCGTAACGGTGAACGGTTGAGACTTGCCTGTCGGCGTTTTCATCTTGCCGGGCAAGCTCACGTTGGCGAAGTCGTTGGCCAGGAAGTCGAATGCGCTGTTGGCAGCGATAACGCCTTCAAACACCTCAACGATGCACGGCAGCCCGTCTGCTTGGTTGATACCATCAAACAGAAAGCGAGCGCGAACGTCGGCACTTGTAGCCCCGTTGATGACCGTACCGCTGATGGCGCTGTATGTACCAGACACATCAACGTGAGCATCGGCGGCGATTGCACCAGTGCTCAAGGCCTTGATAAGACCGAGCTGACGATTCAGAACGTAGTCCGTGCCCTCGACGTAGGTGACGAGTCCGGTGGCGGAATCCTTGACCGTGATGGTCGCACCCAGTGCTTCCTTGCTTACAGAAACCCAGCAGTCGGCCTTTGTCGTTACTTCGTGGTCTGTCAGCGTACCCGATCCTTGGGACACCGCAGCCTGGGTGCCCAGCAATGCCAAGGCCATCGACTCCTTGTTCACTTCCTTGAGTTCCAAGGTGAAGTCGGCAGGTTTCTGCAAGGCCACCGATTCAAGCACCTGGCCGGAGTCGTTGCGCCCTTTGGACACCAACTCCTTGATGTCAACGTTGGGTTTGATCTGAAACTTGTCGGCGTAGAACGGGCCTTTCAAACCCTGCGCCACACCACCAACGATACGCTCGATATAAACATCACCAGCACCTAGAAAGCCGCGTGCAGCCATTTGGAATACTCCTTGAGGGTTGTATGCCGCATTCAACGGCACTATCAAAAACTTTACAGGGGTGCAGTGTGCTTGTTTTCAGGGAAATACACACTGCGGCATAATTTCGCTAGGCATCCGCTAAACACTCAGCGTACTCAATCGAGATGTGCACGACCGCGAAAACGATAGGCACACCGTCAGCGCGAGGGCCGATGTCGCGGCCTGTGTAGCTGATCGCACGGACCCTGCCACCCAGGCGCGGGCCTTGGCCAAACAACACCTTCTTGATGTCCTTGATGACCAGGTGGGCGGCGTCGTTGGGGTTATCCGGGTCGCACCGGACGTACCCACCAAGCACGTAGTTCTGCGTGATCTTGATTTCCTCACGCCCCACGTTGTCGCCCGGTCGGTCCTCGCCTTCGATGATGACGCTGCACGGCACCATGTCGTCGTCCACCATGCGCCGCCCACGGTACACCGTTGTTCCGATGTCGGTGTTGAAACCGTCCTCAATCTTGACGCTGGCTAACAGCGTGGCCAGGTACGCAGCAATATCAGATGCCTTGGTGAATGGGGTCGTCATGCAAAAGCCTTTTGAATTTCCGCTTCCACCTCATCGAGCAACTTGGTACTGAGGTCGTCGCCAACCTCGCCCTCGATTGTTGGCAGCAGCGTTTTGAACATCTGGTACACAGCGGGTCCGTACCTGTGCAGCTTCTTGCCCGACCTGTCGCGGGCGAATATGCCGAAGCCGTTACCACCGGCAACCGCACCAGACTTCAGCGGTTGCATGAAGGCGTACAGCAACGTGGCCCCACCACCCTGGCGGCTAACCCGCACCTCCACAGCCTTCTGGCGCATCCCCTCTGGCAACTTCATCGCGCCTGTGTATGGGCGCTTCTTGTTGTTGTACTGGTGGCCTGTGGTCTTGCGTGGTGCCAGTAGCAACTGGTTTGGGTATCGAGACAGCGGGGTGACGAAGGGCTTGTCACCGAACGCAACGATGGACGCCTTTGGTTTCTGCAACGTCGCGGGGGTCACGTCCATCTTCGTGCGAATATAAGGATCGTCCAGGTTGACGGACGACACCATGCGCTGCCGGGCAAGGTCGTAGGCTGACTCCATTGCGCTGTTGAGCGCCGTGACTGACGCAGCAACAATCTCCTGGCCAGTCAACTTGCCCAGGCGTTCGCCAAGCCCCTCGACTTTGGTTACGTCGATCTTGAGTAGCGTGGTAGCCATCAGGTCGTAACGTCCATGATGACGAACCGCTGCAGCACCCCGCTGTCCTGCACACGGTACTCAAGCCGGTATGTGCGTCCGTTCTGTACGAACCGATCACCGGCCTTGGGACTCACTTCGGATGAGATCGTGGCCACGTCGCGCTGGATGAACACGTCCTTGTCGGTATCATTCAGAAAGCCTTCGACCTGCACGCCCTGCTCGATGTTGATCTTGATCGGCGCGGTGGCACCATTAAAAAAGGCATCCTCGCCCAGTTGGTTGAGGATGCCTTGTGCCGCACGCCTGAAGGCGAGCAGCATGGTTTAGCTCGCAGCAGCCGACACCTTGATGACTGCTTCTGGCAGTGTGTTCAGGTGAATCGGGTTGGATTGCGAGAACAGCTCGACACCCACGTCAAACTTCATGCGCTCCTGCTTGACGTAGTAGGGCAGACCGTTGGTGTTCACCGTTTCGATGTAGTTCGCAGGCGCGTAGGCGGTCTGGAACATGTTGGGCACGCCGGTCGGATAGGCATAGCCCAGGTCTGTGCCGATGAAGTCACCAGCGGAGGTGCCACCTTCGTAAATCTGGAACGTGACACCGCAGTATTCAAAGTCGCCGTCAACCTGCGATGTGCGTCCGAATTGGCCGTTGTTCCACAGTGCCCAGGCTGCAACCACAGACTTGTGGCCCACCAGCTTGTCGAAGAAGCCGGGGGACACTTTGACGCGCACGTTTTGCAACGCACGGCCACCAAGCGCAACTTTGACCTTGCGCTTGAGGTCGATACACTTCTGTTTCACGTCAGCGTTGGCGTTCGACAAGTCGAAAAATACGGTGTCCTGGCTGAACCCGAACAGGCTGTACATATCCCACAGAACAGTCGATCCGTCAGCGTCAAGCACCTGGCCTTTGAGCGCACCGATACGGTGGTACTCGTTGGTCAGGTCCAGGTTGGCCTTCATCACTTCCAGTTTGCGTGTGACGATCTTGCTGACCGCTTCGACTTCGGTTTCGCTACCGAACGCACGCACGCCCTGCACTTCATCAGCCAGCACTGCTGCCGACTGTGGCAGGTGCACAGCAGCGATGGGCAGCAACTTGCGGCCAGTCAGATGCACCGGCTGCGGGATACCACCACGGGGCGCGGTGGGCACCAGTTGCAGCTTGGAGCCTTGCCGCTCGATCATCATCGTCAGCGTGTTGATGCCGTACTCGGTGAACAAGCCCTCGTCACCGATCTGGGTCGGTACGCGGGGGATGTCCACGATGGTCTGCGTCAGACGGGAAAGGCTGAACGCATCATTGTTGAAAATGTCTAAAGTTGCCATTTGTGTGGTTCTCCTGAGTCAGAGTTAGGCTCAGAGAGCCGGGGTAGAAACGTAGGGCAGGCTCGCGGTTCCACGAACCTTGATACCGACCAAGCGCAATTGCGCTTCGGCGGTGGCGTCCAAGCCGGTGAGCTTGTCACGGCTGACCTCGATGTCCTTGTTGAACACAACGACCTTCGCGTCACCTGTTGCAGCGGTCAAGCCGGTGTACAGGATCGCAGATGCAACACCAGCGGCCCCACCTGCGGTGTAGGGGATGTACTTGCCAGTGCCTGCAGCAACGGTGATCTTGGCCGTGTCACCAGCAACAGCCGCCGTGCCAGCAGTCAGAGTGAAGCCCAGGCCACCTGCAGAGAACGCAGAACCAACGGTGCCAGTTCCGATGGTCACACCGTTGGGTGCTTCGACCGTGAACTTGGTGGCAGCCGTGAACTCGATGACATAAGCACCGGGGATGGCGGCAGCGCCGACCGTGATCGCTCCGCAGGTGGGCGTGCCGGTTGTCCCAGCGTCCATTGCGAATGCGCCCGTGCCGGTGTCAACCTGGGTCAGAATGGTGCCGGACTTGATGGCCGTACCAGTCTGGGTGACTACCGCATTGTCGCGGGAAAGAAATTCGTCGGCTTCGGCAATAACGAAGTCCACGATTTGCGGAGAGTTGTAGAGAGGAGTGGTCATTTTTAGCGGCCCTTCTTAGGTTGCTGATTGAGATGCGAGTTCCAGATTGCTTTGGGGTCTACGCCGGAACTCGCAACCGTGGCGGCAGACTCGTTTGGTTTGGTGGTATCAGTGTGAACATCGGCCTCAGCCTGCGCCTGAATCAGCGCAGCACGAACATCTGCCACCGACGTGTTTGCTCGGACATACTTGCCTGCGTCATCCGGGCGCTTGGCAATCGTGCACAGGGCGACGATCTCGCGGGCTGCGGTGATGCGCAGGTCAGCCTCCGCAACCGTGGAACAGGCCAGTGCGAGTACCGTGCTGTGCGCTTCCAGACCAGCGGCTTTCGCACGGGCGACGATCTGTTCAGCCACCGGGTTCGCAGGGACCGGATCAGGCCCAGGAGCGGCTTGTACTTCAGGAGCGGAACCTTCAGCAGTCGTTTCTGTTGCAGGAGCATCTTCGGGCTTCTCCGTCTTGGCCTGGAACACAGCCTGCACGTGAGCGGGCAAGTCGGCGCGAGCCATGTTGAACTTGGCCGTGGCCTGCACGCTGTCGATCAAGTCGGTGGCGAATCCGTTGGCCAGGCACTCGTCGGCAGTCAACCATGTGTCCTTGGCCATCATCGAAGCGGCTTCGTCCTCGCTGACACCCATACGGTCAACGTAGACGCGCTGGAGTGACGACCCGATCTTGTCGGTCACGTCTGCGGCGTCGCGCAGTTCCTCGGCGGTGCCGAAGGCAAACGTCGATGGCCCGTGGATCATGGCGAATGCGTTTTTCGGCATCTCGCGCTTGTCACCAGCCAACATCACGATACTGGCGATGCTGGCCGCAACGCCGGTCACACGAGTCGTAACCGTTTTGCCGTTGGCCGCGAAAGAGCGCAGCATGTTGTACATGCCAAGGCCCGCGAAAACGTCGCCACCGGGAGAGTTAATTTCGACTTCGAGATTGTCGGACGCCACAGATTCCAGCGAAGCGCGGAAATCCTTGGCCTGGGTTCCCCAGAATCCGATCTCGTCGTCAATTGCCAATACTGCGGGTTTATCCGCAGCTTGGGCTTTGAATGTGAAACATGGTCTCATGCACAATCCTTTGTGAATTGTGCGAATTGTGAACAAGCATTGTGAATTTACCCCTGCGGCATAATTTCGCTAGCCTTTTCCTAATCATCTATCTCGTTTGGTTTTTTTGAGGTAACACCATACAGCAGCCCGTCAACATCACTCTGGGATAAGAATACCCCTTCGTCTTGCGGTTGGATCACAGCACCAGGACGCAGGTCGTTCGCCCACTTCTTACATGAACACGTCTCGTTTAGTTTCTTTTCCAATAGCTCGATCCTGGCGACAAGCACATCCAGCATCTGCGCCATCGCCTCAAGTACGTCCATCGTGAACTTGGCATTCATCAGCTCATAACCCATTTTTGAATCCTTCGGTTTATAAAAACCACAGCCGTCAGAGACAAAATCACCGTCGCATTGACAGCCCGCTGGATGAAGGTATGGTGCCTGTGCCGCATATCATTCTCAGTGGCCTTTGTTGAAAATCATCTGCCATAACCCAATGACTGCAGCAATCGGAGGGACCACCCACATAATCGCTTTGCGCAGCCATTTGCCCGTGAACTTGACAGCTTTGAAAAACCCCTCGCCCATTTCGACAATCTCAAAAATACGGTCGGTTTTTGCTGTGTTCTCGTCAAGCGCCTTTCGGTGCTCGCTCATCGTCACTTCCAGGGCCTTGATGTCATCGGAAACAACACGATGATTACCGGCAATGTTGTCCTGCATACACCCGATAGTTGTTTGAGTGTCCTCTAACTGCGAGAAAATCGAATCCATCCGTGCATCGCCCTCTTTCAAACGAGCGAATATCCGGTTCATCGTTTCTTGCACATCGAGCAATTTGAAGCACGTTTCTGGTGTGTGCCAATCAGCCCTGCGCTCACCGTGGCAGCGGTCGTCTGAAACGATTTGTGGTAGTTCAGCAGTCATGGTCGTTGTGTGTGGTTGAATTCAGATAGCCACGCACCGAAGCAATGGTGCCGCTCGAATGGAAGGAACAGGAAATCAATCACCGGGCGCATGATCTTCCCAGCAATGCGCCCAGATTGTTCACCGCGCCACGCAGCAGCCGATATGGTTTCGTCTGGGTAGCCACCAATCAAGGTGTTGACTAGCTGATCGGCGGCGATCAAGACGTTCAGGATGTAGCGCAGCATTTCAATTGATTACAAGGAAATTAACGCGAGTCTCCGCAGTAGCAGCGGCATTCGCCGTGATGGTGAAAGAGCCTGCAGCAGCTACAGCAACTACTGATTTCATGGTCGTGTCGTTGGTTGCCACGGTGCAGACAACTACGGAATTTGTAGACACAAGAGCGTTAGTGACTACAAGCGAGGTAGCCGATGCCGCGAAGTTGACGGAGCCGATTGGCTTGTTGATCGTCTGTGCGCCGGTTGTCCCGGTAGGTGTCACCACTTTCCCAAAGCTAGGACTGTCTGCATCTTGGTAAGCCATGGTGCCCAGCATTCCGTTTGTTGGGACTTGGTTTGCGTTTGTACCGATAAGATTTGTCATGTTTACATCCCTGCAAAAACGCGATGTGGGTTATTAGGCAAGCGTGCGTCACCGTTGGCGTCAAGCATGAAATACTTGCCAAGGTCTGCAAGCCCTGCTGCGGCTTCTGGGTGATCTGCCGCCATAGCGAGCGCAGTGGCCTTGAGCGCAATCGGGGTGATGAGGTTTACGTGGATGTACTCGTTGCCATCAGGATCGAGTAGCGGTTCCATGATAGGCATCGGCCCCATATCTGTCTGCGTCGTCTCGCCTGTTGGAACGTGGATTGGGCCGATGTAGTCCCAGCAGCCACCGTTATTTGCGTAGATGCAGCCGTCCTCGTTTTCGGCGATTACGCCGAGGACTTTTCCGATGGCAATCATTTCGGCGTAGTGTGCTGCAATGGTTCGGATGTAGTAAATGTTCATGGTGTGCTCAGGGCTTGGAGGGTTGCGTTGGTCAAGCGCTTCGGGTAGTACGCGATGCGTGCGATGTGGCCGTTGAGCTGGCTTATCTGGTTGACCTTGCACCCGACACCAAAAGATGCGACTATGGGCATAGTCGCAGCCGTGTCCGTAGATACCGCAGCGCCATTGATCGACTGCGCGCAATCGTTTGTCTTGTAGCTGACTGCGCGTGCGGTTTGGCTGGTGCTTGCGGCAGTAACAACCACTACCTGACCACTTCCCGCCTGATTGATCAGGTACTGGAAGTTGGTTGTGCCGTACTGAGTTCCAAGCTGCACAAGTTGTGCGTTCGTGCCGTCGCCGGCCTCGAACACGATGCACTGATTGCTGTTACCGGTCACATACTGGTCGCTCACAGCGATAAAGCTGCCCTCGTCCTGGCGATACCAACTCGAAAAATTCGCCCCGGTCATAGTCGCCACGTCAGCGGCGCGTGTGACCTGGGCCGAGGTGGTGGGGATGTAACTTGTGGCGAATGAGCCTGCTTCAAGTTGGGCACCCCAGATGTAGATGCCGCTGGTTCCGTCGCCGTTGTATATCCACCCGCTACTGTCAAGAGTTGTACCGATAGA